AGTAATTCGATCCGCGACTATTCTCCAGCCGGGGCCGATTTTGCGAGCCTAAAGAGGGCTAAACACCCTGCCTAAACATGGGCCTAAACAGTGAGCCTCAACGTGGTGCCGGTCGATCCGGACGTCATCAGCAAGGCTGAGTTCGCCCGCCGGCGCGGTGTTTCGCCGGGTCGCGTGAGCCAGTGGCTGTCGGAACGCAAGATCGACGGCCCGGCGATCGAGGGCGAAGGCCGCGGCGCACAGATACGCGAGAGCGTTGCGGTCGAGCAGCTGCGCAAGCGGCTCGATCCGATGCAGATGACGGGCAACGGGCTGTCGACGCAGCTGAGGCCCTCGGCGCCGCCGGCATCGGCCGACGTGCTGCCGTTCACGCCGGCGCAACCCGCTTCGCCTGGCGCGGCACCGCCGGTGGCGGTCGACACGGTTGAAGACGAGATCAAGCGCCTGCGCCGCGACCAGCTCGCGCGCCAGGAGCGCGAGGGCAAGCGGCAGGAAGCGGTCAACGCCGGCCGATTGACCGATGCGGGCGCCGCCAAGGTGGAAGCCGCGCGCTCGACCTCGCGCCTGATCACGATGTTCGAGGGCGCACTGAGCGACTTCGCCACCGCCATCGCGGCGGAATTCAAGCTGCCGCAGCGCGACGTGCTGCATCTGTTGCGAACGAAATTTCGCGACGTCCGCTCCAGCGCCGCCAGCGAGCTGCGGGCGCAGGCCGAGGCACTGCCGGCCATGGTGGACATCGACCTCGCCGACGGCGACGACCAGGAAGACTGATGGGCATCGAGATCGCCAACGCCGAACGCCTGGTGATGGAAGCGATGGCGATGGCGATCGAGCCGCCGCCGCAAGTCGACTACGTCCGCTGGGCCGAAGACAACATCGTCTTCACCAAGCGGGAAAGCCCGTTCCCGGGTCCCTATAACCGGAAGCTGTTTCCGTATTTCGACGAAATCCTGCGGGCGCTGTCGCCGGACGATCCCTGCCGCGTTGTGACGCTGATGGGCTCGGCGCAGGTCGGCAAGACGGTGGTCGGCAATGTGTTCGTCGGCGGCTCGATGGATATGGATCCCTGCGATTTCATGTTCGCGCATCCGACCGAAAACAACGCCGCGCGCTGGTCGAAGCTGAAACTGCTGCCGATGTTGCGCGGCACCACCTCGCTCAACCGGATTTTTCCGGACGGGTCCCGCGACGGCGCCAATTCGATCCTGATGAAGGAGCATGTCGACGGCCTCGGCGCGATCCTGATCTCCGGGGCGAACTCGCCGGCCTCGCTGTCGCAGATCACCATGCGCCGCCAGGTGCAGGACGATCTGGCGAAGTGGGAGATGAACTCGGCCGGCGATCCGGAGATGCAGGCGGACAACCGATCGCGCTCCGATGAATTCGCCAAGATCCTGAAGACCTCGACGCCGCTGGTGATGCCGGGATGTCGGATCACCAAGAGCTACGAACAGGGCTCGCAGGAAATGCCCTATGTGCCGTGCCCACATTGCCAGGCGATGCAGGTGCTGGAATGGGAAAACATGCTGGCGGGCCTCGATCCGGAAAAGCCGGAAGAGGCGCACTTCACCTGCATCGCCTGCGGATGTCTGATCGAGGAACATCATCGCAGCGAGATGCTCGCCGGCTTCGCCTGGCGCGCGCACAACGAAAAGGCCAAACGGTTTCACCGTTCGTTCTGGATCTGGAGCGCCTATTCCTACCTGCAGTCGTGGGCCCGCATCGCCATGGAATGGCTGCGGGTCAAGGGCGACAGCGCTGCCGAGCAGACCTTCCTCAATGATACCTGCGGCAAGGCATTCCAGACCAAGGGTGAAGCACCGCCATGGGAAGCACTTCGCGATCGGGCGTCGCAATCGCCTTATGCGAAGGGCGAGATTCCAAGCGGCGCGCTGGTGGTTACCTGCGGAATCGACTGCCAGGGTGACCGCGTCGAGTGGCATGTGGTCGGATGGGGCCGGGATTTCCGCCGCTTCGTGATCGACTACGGGGTGATCCCCGGCCACATCAGCGATGAGGCTACGCGCACGCGGCTCGACGGTCTGCTGCAACAGACATGGGTTAACGCCGCCGGACGCCGCATCGGTCTCGACCGAACTGCGATCGACGGCAACGCCTGGACCGAGGACGTCTGGAGTTGGGCCAAGCGGCATCCGCGTTCGAAGTTGATCATGGTACGCGGCCGCGGCGAGGACTCCGCGCCCCGCATCGCCCGCGTCAAGAAGGAACGCCACGACCGTACCGGCAAGCTGCTGAAGTGGGCCGGGCGGTTTTTCAACTTCGGAGCGTCGGTGCTGAAGATGGCGCTCTACCGCGACCTTGCCAAGGAAGATCCTCTGGCGAAGGGATTTGTCAGTTTTCCGCGCGGGCTGGAGGATGAGTACTTCCGCCAGCTCACGGCGGAATACCGCAAGGCGACGCGCCGCAACGGCTTCGATGTCTACCGCTGGGAAAAGGATCCCGGTCAGGCCAACGAAGCCCTCGACACCATGAACCAGGCGGAGACCGCCGCGAATAATTTCGGCATCCGCGGCCTTCCGGACGCGATCTGGCTGCAGCTTGAACAGGCGCGGGAAGTGCCGCTGGCGCCGGAGCAGGCCGATCTGGAAGATTTAATGGGCGCTGCAGCGCCAAGTGGCGCAGTTGCGACGGCGCCTAAACCAACTTCGCCGCCGCGGCCGCGCGGCCGGCGTGTTCTCTCACCCGGGATTTCCTGATGGCCGGCATCACGCTTGAACAGGCGCAAGCACAGCTCGATGCGTGGCTTGCCGCGTCGACCGCGGTCGCCTCGAGCCAGAGCTATGAGATCGACACCGGCAACGGCCGCCGCAAGCTGCAGCGCGCCGACGCCGCGGAGATCCGTCAGATGATCGTCTATTGGCAGAAGCAGGTGACCGCGTTGACGCCATCATCCGCCGGCGGTCGCAAGCGCACCCGCTACATCGTTCCGGACAACGGGTAGGGCATGCGCGAAATCAAGAAAATTGCGGCTACCGTCAAGCCGACGCTGCTCGATCGCGTCATCACAGCGTTCAATCCGGAAAGCGGATTGAAGCGGTATCGCGCGCGCACCATGTTGGCGCTGGCCGGCGGCTACAATGGCGGCCGCAAGGATCGACGTCCTACCAAGCTGTGGCAGCCGCTCGGCGGTTCGGCAGATGCCGACGCGCTGCCGGACCTTCCGGTCTTGCGCAACCGCTCGCGCGAGCTGGAGCGCAACGCGCCGCTGGCGACCGGCGCCATCGCCACCACGGTCACCAACGTTGCGGCGGATGGCCTGCAGCTGCAGGCCACGATCGATCATGAAGTGCTCGGCGTCACGGCAGAGCGCGCCGATGAAATGGAGCGCGAGCAGGAATGGGAGTGGGACATCTTCTGCAAGACTGCAGACTTTACCCGCGTCCAGCACCTCGACGAAATGGCGCCGCTGTCGCTTCGCGCGACGCTGCAGTCGGGCGACACCTTCGTCATCCGCCGCTACCGGAAGGATTTCGGCGACATCTACGGCACCAAGATTCTGCTGATCGAGGCCGATCGCGTGTCGAACCCGGACCGCGGTCCGGATACTGACAACCTCGCCGACGGCGTCGAGTTCAACGGCGACGGCGTCCCGGTGGCGTATCACGTCTCCGACCGTCATCCCGGGGGCATTCGGGCCGCCGCAAAATTGAAGTGGGAGAGGCTGCCGGCGCGCACCGACACCGGTACGCGAACGGTGATCCATCTCTACGACCGGGTGCGGCCCGAATTGTCGCGTGGCATCCCGTACCTTTCGCCCGTTATCGAACACCTGAAGCAGCTCGCCGATTATTCCGACGCGGAAATCTCTGCTGCCGTGGTGTCGGCGATGTTTACCGGCTTCATCAAGTCCGATGCGCCGGAGCCCGACGGTGCGCCGGTTGTCGGAGAGACCAGCACGGCGTTGAACGATAACGAGTTGAAGCTCGGCAATGGTGCACTTCTCAGCCTCGATCCAGGCGAGGATGTCACCTTCGCCAATCCGGCGCGGCCGAATGCGAACTTCGATCCGTTCTTCCAGGCGTTCTGCCGGCAGATCGGCGTCGCGCTCGAGCTGCCGTTCGAACTGCTGATCAAACACTTCACGGCGAGCTATTCGGCATCGCGCGCGGCGCTGGAGATGGCCTGGCAGTTCTTTCGCAAGAAGCGCAACTGGCTCGCCAGAAACTTCTACGCCGAAATCTACGGCTGGATGATGGATGAAGCGGTCGCCTCCGGCAGGCTCGATCGTCCCGGCTATTTCGAAGATCCCGTGATCCGCGCCGCCTATCTCGGCGCCGAGTGGATCGGGCCGCAAAGGGCCAGCCTCAATCCGAAACAGGAATCCGACGCCGACACGCAGGACGTCAAGGAAGGCTTCAAGACGATCGAACAGGTCTGCATGGAACGGACCGGCGGCGAGTTCGAAAAGAAGAACGCCCAGCGCGGCAAGGAAGTGAAGATGCGCAAGGAAGGTGGGGTTGTTTCGCCGCCGCCCGCTCCGGTGCAGCCTGCCGCACAACCTGAAGCTTCCGACGATGATGCGGATGCCGATGCCGAACCAGGCGAACCGAAGAGGCCGGCCCAATGAATCTTCTGATGCCGCACAT